AGATTTAATAAATTAAATAGTGAATTTAAAGAAATGAAAACAAACTCACTTAACTTATCTAATATTTCAAACAGACAAGCTCAAGACGGGATTCCTTTTTTACCGCTTTACGGAAAAGAGAACTGGGGTTCACATGCACTTAAAAATCAAATTAAAGATGCAGCGGATAGAGGAATAGATTGGGTAGCAATCTCACCTGTTGAATACTTACACCATGCGAAAAGAACTAAGTATTTAGGGGACATAGAGTTCTATGGTACAAGAACAGGTAAAGCAGGTTTTAAAAACTACGGCGCAAGACAAGGTGTTGTAAGAAAAAATGCTAACGATGATGAAGTTCCAATGACAGGAAGTACAGATCCTAAAAAGAAAGCAACATTACCTGCAGCAATGGATAGAATAGCTAGAGAATATGGTTCCGAAGTTAAAACAATACCAGTTGCAAAATCAGATCCTAATAAACCTTTTAAGGTAGTTACGAATACCCCTAATGTAAAAAAAGAATGGGGTCTTAATCCTGATAAATCAAAAAACCAACATAAAGCAGCTTTTAAGACAATGGAAGAAGCTGAATACTATGCAGGTAGATATGGTGGAGATGTAGAACAGATTATGCCTGGAGATCCTAGATTATATATTGATGCTTACGCTATCAAGGTAAACAAAGAAATGGCTGATAAACCATTTAAAGCATATCAGTCGGGTGGTCTAGTCGTAAATATATTTGCATGATAATATAAACCTGTTATAACAATAAGGAGATATATCATGGCAAGCAAAAAGATGAAGAAAATTTTAGGAGCAGCTATCGCTGGAGCGGTAGGCGCTAAAATGCTAGGTCAGAAAAAACAAATGGCCGAATACCTAAAATCAGAAGGTGGCGACAAATCAGCAGTAAGCTACATTACTAAAAAAGCAAAACCAACAACTTTTATGGGTAAAGTTAAAAAGGCAGTTAACACTTATAAAACTAAAGGACTTAAAACAGGTCCAGGACCAAATGCTACATCTAAAATGGGTGGAACATTAGCTGGAGATTATTCAGGTTTTGGTTTAGGCGATATGGATGGTGCTAAAGCTGGAAAAATGATTAAAGCTAGAGGCGGAAAGATGGTTAATTTAAAACCAACTAAACTATACTAGATATGGCTGAAGTAGAGAAACAAAATGAACTTCCTGAAGAAGAAGTTACAGAAGAAGTTGATGTAGAGATAGAGGGCTCTGAGGAACAAGTTCCTGAAGAAGAGACACCTGAAGAAGATTTTTACAGAAACCTAGCTGAAGAGATGAGCGACCAAGTTTTAGGTCGTATGTCATCCGAACTGATACAGGATTATAAAAGAGATAAAGTTTCGAGATCGGATTGGGAACAAGCTTATACTCAAGGCTTAGACCTTCTTGGATTCAAGTATGTAGATAATACAAGACCTTTCCAAGGTGCAAGTGGTGTTACCCATCCGCTTCTCTCAGAAGCTGTTACACAATTTCAAGCACAAGCTTACAAAGAATTACTACCAGCAGATGGTCCTGTAAGAACATCTGTTATTGGTTCAGACACACCAGAAGTTCAACAACAAGCTGAACGTGTTCAAGATTTTATGAACTATATGTTAATGGAGGAGATGGAAGAGTACACTCCAGATACAGATCAAATGTTATTTTATTTACCATTAGCAGGATCTGCATTTAAAAAGATTTACTACGATGAAATTAAACAAAGAGCAGTTTCGAAGTTTGTACCTGCTGAAGATTTAATTGTTCCATATTTTGCAACTGATTTAAAAGATTGTGAAAGAATTACACATGTCGTTAAAATGTCTGAGAACTCAGTTCTTAAACAACAAAAGGCAGGATTCTACAGAGATGTTGAATTAATGCCAAGACAAGCAGAGAAGAGTCCTGTTCAAGATAAATTAAATGAACTTGAAGGTGTTAAACCTGCTGGAGAAAAAGAATACCAATACAATATTTTAGAAATGCATATTGATTTAAACCTAAATGAATATGAAGCAGAGAATGCAGAGAAAGAAGTTAAGTTACCTTACATCGTTTCAATCGATGAAGGTTCGGGAGAAGTATTATCAATTTACAGAAACTATAACCAAGACGATGATACAATGGCAAGAAAAGAATATTTTGTTCATTACAAGTTTTTACCTGGTTTAGGTTTCTATGGCTTTGGTTTAATTCACATGATTGGTGGATTATCTAGATCAGCTACACAAGCATTAAGACAATTGTTAGATGCAGGTACATTAGCTAACCTTCCTGCTGGATTTAAGTCTAGAGGAATCAGAATTAGAGATGATGACCAACCTTTTCAACCTGGAGAGTTCAGAGATGTTGATGCGCCAGGCGGAAATATCAAAGATCAGTTTCAAATTTTACCTTTCAAAGAACCAAGTGGAACTTTATTTCAACTTTTAGGTTTCGTAGTACAAGCAGGACAAAGGTTTGCATCGATTGCAGACATGCAAATGGGTGAAGATGCACAAAACAGAGCAGTTGGAACGACAATTGCGTTGCTGGAACGTGGTTCTAGAGTCATGAGTGCTATTCACAAGCGTTGTTACTATGGAATGAGACAAGAATTTAGACTTTTATCATACCACCTGTGTATCCATACGCAGTTACAAACGCAGATAGATTCGTAAAACTACAAGATTTTGATGATAGAGTGGATGTAATCCCTGTTGCAGACCCAAATATCTTCTCAATGTCGCAAAGAGTAACTTTAGCAAACGAAAATTTAAAAATTGCAGCGTCAAATCCACAAATGCACAACTTAAGAGAAGCTTACAGAAGAGTTTATGAAGCTTTAGGAACAAAAAACATAGATTCAATTCTAAAACCAGAAATGCAACCTAAACCTGAGGATCCTGCAACTGAAAACGCTAAAGCATTACAAATGCAAATGCTAAAAGCGTTTCCACAACAAGATCATGAGTCACATATTGCAGCTCACAGAGCATTTATGGCATCAAGAATGGTTCAAATTAATCCTATGGTGTATGCATTACTTCAAGGACATATTTCAGATCACATTGCACTTCAAGCACACGGAGAAATTGGAAACTTAATACAACAATCTCCAGAAATGCAACAACAAGCTCAAATGGATCCACAAGGATTCCAAATTCAGTTTGATTCTATGGTTGCAAAAAGAGTTGCGGAAATAACTATGACTTTAGCTCAAGAAGAAGCGGGTGGTCAAAAACAAGATCCACTAGTTGCGTTAAAACAAAGAGAATTAGATTTAAGAGCAATGGATATGCAAAGAAAAGCACAAGAGAATTTAGATTCTGAAGAAAGAAAGACTATGGAGTTTGAAGACAGATTAGATCTTGATCAAATGAAACTAGAATCAGCAGAAGATCAAGCTGCAGAGAGAATAAGAATTGCAGAAGAAAAAATTGACTTAAATAGAAAGAAACAGAATGAAAGCAAACCACAGAAAAATTAAAAAGTTTAAAGGCGGTGGTATGGACATGGGTAACAAGTCCAACCAGGCACAAAGTGCTGCTATGGGTAATACTTCTGTTGGAAGAAGAGATTCAAATCTTGGTGGACCGACATCTACAATGTCTGGAGCAGGCAATGTCATAAACTCACCTTCCCAACAAACAAATCAAGTCACTGCAAAAAGTGGACCTGTTCAAGTTCCAACAATTGGACCTTTCACATATGCTTTTAACAAGATTAGTAAAGGTTTATACAATGCTAAAAATTTAAAAGAACAAAAAAAAGAAGATGTTCTTGGTGGTGAGATGTTAACTACAGGACAGAAAACTACAGGACCAGCAATGGTGGGTGGAAATAACAATAACAATAATAATCTATGTCCTGATGGAACAACACCTCCTTGCAAAACTCCTACAACACAAATTAAAAACCCTGTATCAAAACCAAATCCATTTTTATCTGGTTTTAAATCATATGATGATGGAGGTGAAGTTGTGGTATCATCTAACGTAGATAAGGATTTATTATGATAAAAAATAAAAGATTAACAAAAACTACCCCACCTAAAAGTGGACCCAACTCTCAAGTTCCTCCAATCAAATTAGAAGAAGGTGGAATGGGTTGTGGATGTGATGAGTGTATGGAATCAAACACAAGAGGCACAAAAGGAATTCAAGTTAAAGGTTTTAACTTTCAAGGAGTAAGATGATTTTAAAAAAGATAGCAAGATGGATTTGGTGTCTATTTTTCCCACCTATTATTTACAAAGAAAAACCTATTATTAAAGATCCATGTTGGAAACATGAAAAATATAAAAAAGGTTGTCCAACTTGTAGGAATTTAAATGCCTAGTAGTACTGCTAAAAAAGTTCTAGCTAACAATCCAGCTAAACAAGAAAGATTTGATGAATTGATGAAATCGGAATATGATCCAAGTATGTCATTAGAGTCTAATACAAGTATGATATTAAGATTAATTAGAGATGAGAATATGGGGCCTAAATCTGTACCTGGCGGATCTGTAGGCGGTGAAGTTGAGATAAAAAAAGGTGGCGATTACATAAAAGATCTGCTATAAACTCACATGTTTGAGCAACTGTCAAAAAAAGAACAGTTAATATATTTATCAGGATTATTTGAAGGCGAAGGTTGGTTTGGTATCAACAAAAGAAAAGAAGGTTGGACTCCTAGTGCAGTA